CGCCCCCACCAAACCCCGCCTCCACCGCCATCTCGTACGCCGACTGGCCAGGGTCTCCCTTGTCGCCCTTGGGGCCAGGGTCTCCCTTGTCACCCTTGTCGCCCTTGGGGCCCTTGTCTCCTTTGTCGCCTTTGGATGACGATCCGTCATCTGACTCTACATCTTCGGTACTCGTGGCGGCGCTGTCGCTCGGCGACTTGAAGGACTTCCTCGGCCTCTCCCTCAACGTCAGCGAGTATGTCGGTATGTTCGCCTCGTTCTCGTTGATGGTGAGCGTGTCTATCAGGTCTGAATAATAGCCCAAGGCCATATACCCCTGCGACAGCAGGGGGGCCTCGAAACTGAGGAATTGTCCCTCTATGAAGCTGTGGGCGTTCTCCTTTATGAACTTAGCGTCCATCGAAGGCGTCAGCACCGCGATCGGATGTGACAGTTCGTCAAGCACTTCCTTCGCCCTGCTGAGTAGCCTCTGTGACGCATACTCGATGTATTCGTCAGGCATCTTGATGTCGGTGAGGACGAACCTGTCCCCGGCGGCTATCGGATATGTGGAGTTCGGGAATGTCATATTCACCGATCTGTCCACGACACGCCTTATTTTCAGATTCCACCCATCCGCTGAGCTGTCATAGGAGCACTTGTCGATTCTGAAGCTCCTTCCGGCGCATGCCCCTGTCTTCATCTCAAGCGTCCCTACCTTGCCGTTGGAGGACAGTCTCTGCAAGTTCGGGTCGAAGCCTATCTGCTTGAGTGTCACGTATGCGCTGGTGGGATGCCCGTCCCGCAGGCTTATTGAAATCGGCGCGCTGTTGTTCTGGTCAACAGTGACGCTGGATGACGGCAAATATTTCGATCCGCTCGCGGTCACAGTCAGGTGGAGCTCGAAGATAAAAGTGTTCCCATAGTTCGTGTCACTTACCTTGAAGAAGTCCTCGTGAAGCAGTACACAATCATCCGGGATAGACAGCCGCGTCTTGCCTGTGGTGGAATCATAGTTTCTCAGCAAATCGACCTTTGCCTCGTTGCCCATGTTGGTGACAGTCAGGAACGCCTCGTCCAAAGACACCCCGTTATCCATTTCAACGTATATATCCGCCCGCCCGTCCGCCAGAATGATGTCAGACCACCGTCCCATCATAAGGGATGCAAATCCTATGTTCTTGGTGAGTGTGACGCTCCCGTTCACACCAACGGATCCCGTCATGCTCGCGTCACATTCCGGATCGACTGTCTGCGTGATCTCTTTGACGCCGCTTGTGCCGTCATCAAGGTTGGCAGTCTTCGACGATTTGACCTCGTCCGCCCTCTCGGAGTCTGTGTATATGCTTGTCGAGGGATAGTATGTGTCCGTGGTCTCCATAGACTCCCGCACGTCCCCTATCGTCACCCCCTCTATCGACGGGTATATCTCCCCGTATTCCTCGTCATCGAAGTAGAGCACCTTCGGGCGCACGCCCAGAAGCCTCTCGTCCCTGACAGAGGCCACCCTTATGAAAGCCTTCTTTGGGTCCGGCAGCGAGTCCGTCTTGCCCCACGAGGACACAGGAATCATAAGGTTCGGGATGTCCCCGCTCTCCGCGTCCTTTATGTTCAGCGAGTTGTAGTATCTCGCCCTCATATTGCGGCTGGAGCCGAAAGGATAGAGCCGCGTGCACATATCGTCCAGTCTGGAGAACGTCACCTTCACCGATGTAAGCCCCGAGCCTTTGCCGATGGAGCCTCCGGCCACGGTGTTGCCCGCCCTCTTCGTGTTCGCCCCGCCTATGGAGAGGATGTTCTTCCCGGTCGTGGAGTTATAAGAGTATGTCCATCCCACGTTCTCCCACACCGAATATATCCGGTCGAGCGCGTCGAGGACGCTGCTCCCGCTCTCGATGGAGAACTCCCTCGCCTCCGACACGGAGGTCACGCTCGTCTTCAGATCTGTGTCCAGAACCACGCTCCATTCTCCCGGATAGCCGCTGTCCAGGCAGGCCTGTATCCTCGCGGCCAAGCCGTCCACGTCCTCGAACGTGGAGATCGTCTTCCTTGACGAGAAATGTACCGTGTTGTCGGCGGTCACTATGTCCCTGAAAAGGCACCGTTCCAAGTCCTTTGTCCTCGCGTAGAAGCGGACGTTGGAATAGACATACCTCTCCCCGACCTTCTGCTTCTCCGAGTTCTGCGCCATCTCCGGCAGATCATAGAGGGTATAGCGCAGCCCCGTCCTCGTATAGTCCACGTAGTCCCCGACCGCCCACGCTATCGGGGTGTCGGACGAGATCTCCCTGAACTCCAGATAGGACGGCTTCAGGTACGTCCCATGATAGACGGGGCATCCCCTGAACCTCACCGAGCCGCCGCCAGCGGCCATTATGCTGAATCTCGCCATATCCCTACACCTCCACTATCGAACCGCCTGAATATTTCATCCTTGCCGTGGGGCTGTTCACCTTGAACGTGACCGTGAATATCGCCCTCGTCCAGCTTCCCCTGCGGAGGAAAGACTCCTCCTTGTATCCCGCGTACCTCACGGACTTGTACCCTACACCCGTGTAGGAGTCATAGACGCTGAACTCCCCGTCCCTCACCTTGGCGAAGAACGAGTCCACCTGCGACCGCAGCACCGCCTCGGATGACACAGAGCCTGACGAGTACGCCTTCACGTAAAAGGAGACATCGAACTCGAACGCCTTGTAATACATCTTTGCCGTGTACTCGTCGTCCCCGTCCTCGTCCTTCCACTCGTTCGTGTACACGTCCTTCGGCTCCGGCAGCAGCGGGTAAGGGTTCGACTTCGCCACCATCCCGAAAGACGAGGCTGTGTCGATCGCGGACGTGTCCGAGGCCGTCTGGATGTAGAACGGCTTGTAGTCCTTTATGTCAGGAAGGTACGGCATACCGGATAATACATTTTCACTCCCCAAAGATTCAATAATAGCCGCTGTTAACGGCTATTATTATAACACTTTATATCACTCCGTGACGACCTTCACCCCGTTGCCGCCCTCTGAGTGCGGAGCGAGGACGCCCCTGAACTCGGCCAGCATCTCCTGCGTGGCCACGGCGGTGTTGTACGTGTTCGCCTGGATCCGGGCAAGATGCTCAGCGAGTGTCGGAGAGGAAGGGAAGGCCGACCGCAGTATCTCCAGAACCTGCGCCCTCTGCGTCTTCGCGAACGACACGTCCGCCCTTATCGCGTTGATGTAGCTCGCCAGAAGGCTCGCAGTGTCCTCCGTCACCGCCTTGATGCCGTCCGAGAGCGTCCCCGATGTCTGGCTCGCCTCCTTGGTCATAAGGTTTACGTTGTCAAAGGAGCCGATTATCGCGTTGATGATGTCAGCAGCGTCCTCGGTCTTCTTCCTGATGTCTTCCGCGAGGCTCGCCGTCCTGTCCGCCACGTCCTCCGCGCCTATCTCGCCCTTGGAGTACTGCTCGAACATCTCCTTCACCCTCGGCCCGAACTGGTCCAGTATCTCGTCAATGACATAGGACTGGAGCAATGACTTCAATATCGTCTCGCCGAGGTTCTGGAACGCCGAGTCGAGGTCGTCAACCGCGTCGCCCACCCGCTTGAAGTTGTCGAGGAACGAATCCACCATATCCCCGGCGAGTGAGCCGACAAGGGATCCTACCATACTGTCTATCTGCTTCTGGATCTCATCGTACTTCTCCTTGATGTCCACGAGGTTCTGGAGTTCCTTCCTCTGCTCCTCGCTCAACTGGGTGTTCGTCTCAAGGAAAGCCTTGGCGTTCTCAACGTTGAATGCGCCGTCGGCGTCCCAAAGACCGGGTGCGAGGTTGCCGAGGGCGGTGTGCTCATCAGACATTCCGAGAAGCTGCTGAAACCAGTTGCGGTCCTTTGTTTTGACCTGCATTCTCTTTAATCCGTCCAACGCCTCGTCTATATCATAGATTTGCTTGTTGAACCTCGGACCATTGAAGGCAAAAAATCCCCTGTCGTCTTTCAGACCCGTACCGGAGTTCACGAGCTCCATCGTCCCGTATTTCTTGTCCAGTTC